AGGACGGTCCGACGCCCCTCTTCGCTAGATGCCGACAGCACTTTGAATGGAACGTCTCGAAAAGACGCCTCACGGAGATTGTCCCGCCAGCTCATTGGGCACCTGCAAACTGACCCAATGTACCTTGGGAAATGATGTTCACGTCGGCGTCACCCTTACGCCGATTGATTTGCTCTACTACGGCAGGGCCAAGTACCTTGAGCGCGATTTCGGTGAACGACGTTGTTCTATTGGCTGTGGCTTGTTCGACAAAAGGGGCGTTTGCTTGTGCGCGGCCGCCCGCCGTCTCGCGGTTACCTATGATCCCTGCCAACATCCCTGCCGGGGTCAACTTAGCAAGGCCACCTAACCCCGCATGTCTCATTAGGAATTGAACCACAGGGTTATCTGTAATAGCATCCAGGTGACGGCGGATGGTCGCCAAGTGGGGGGATAGCAAGGCCACCGCCGCCGTCACCCCAGCCACGCCCAAAGCGATGGCCAAAAACACACCTGCAATGGGGGCGGCTGCCACGCCTAACGCAGCCAATCCTCCGGCCATCAAGCCTAGTACCGCGATAAGCGGGCCGACGATGGCCACAAGGCCAGTCAATGCAACAATGATCGTCTTTGCCGTGGGGGACAGCGCCTTCATCCATTCCACAAAAGGACGCAGCCGCTTGACCAACTCGGTAAGCACTGGCAAAAACGTCTCTCCAAACGCAGCCAACATGAGCCTGACTTCATTCCAGAACAGCCGAAATTGAGACGCGGCGGTCTTATACCGCAATGCAGCTTCGCGAGTGAGCGCAGTATTCTCCACCATAGCCGACGTACCCATGTCTATGGACTTGCGAACCGAATCCCCGGCGCTGGCGATACGAAGCAGGGCGTCCGTGACGCGGATATTGGAAAGGCCTAGCGGCTCGAAGACGTTGATGATATCCACTCCGCTTTTTTGAAGTCGGGCCAGTCCTTCGATAAAGGACATCACGCCGCCGACAGCGTCCTTTTTCCACAGGTCAGCAAATTCGGAGGCCGTTCTGCCTGACACGCGGGCGAACAACTGTAATTTCTCATCTCCCGCAGAAACAGACTTCTCTATCTTGAGCATGATCCTAGAAAAAGCCGAACCACCCATTTGTGCTCGCACACCCAAGGAAGACAAGGCACCAGCCAAGCCCAATACCTGGGCTTCGGACAATCCAACGACCTTACCAGCACCAGCCAAGCGCAAACCCATCTCTACGATTTCCGCTTCCGTCGTGGCCAAATTGTTACCTAGATGAACGATAGCGGAACCCAACTCGTCGAATTGGTCCTGGGGCATCTGCATGATGTTAGCAAACCGCGCCAATGCCTTGGCTGCTTCGGCTCCGGCCAGATTGGTGGTGGCGCCCAAGTCGGCCATGACTTTGGAAAAGCCCAAGATGTTCGGCGTCTCGATACCTAACTGACCAGCTGCTTCACCGATTCCGTACAAGCTCTCCAGCGCCAAGGGTACTTCCGTGGACATCTTCTGGAAGCCCTCACGCAATTCGGCAAATTGGGACTCGGTGGCATCGACAGTCTTGCGGACACCCGTGAAGGCGCTCTCGAAGTCCACGGCTGCTTTCGCTGCCACGAACCCGAGACCCGCCAAAGGAAGGGTCACGGCCATGGTCATGCGCTGGCCGAGCTGACGCATGACCTGGCCATGCTGATTGAACCGCCTGCCCATCGTTTGGAACTGGGCATCTACCCTGCGTAGCGGGGCAGACACCCGGTCGATCAGCTTCAAAATGACGCTTAAACCAAACTGCTCGGCCACGTCACTTCCTCCTATTTGACTTTTCTATCCAGTCACCTACCCGACCTATGCCCGCGTTCCAGAACAACAACTCTGGAATGTCCATCTCCCAAATATCAGACGGTGGGAAATGGAACGTGTAGGCTATTCCCCAGATGACGTCTCTCCAGTCAGCGGGGACTCCCCGAAAAAAGGGGCTACCCCCTCGATGATCTGCGTCAGGTCTGCCAAGTCCAATTCCCCGATTTCCTCCTCGCTCAGGCCGGACATCGCCGCCAGCAAAGGCAGGAAGTCAACCGGACTACGCTGACCCCCTCCACTGAACAAGTCGGGCGGAACGTCCATTAAATCCTTGGCCTTGACGCGCCTGAAACTAAGCTCACCAAGTGCGTGCTTCTGTCCATCCCGAACAACTGTAATGGGGTACTTCAGTGCAACTGTGATTTCTGTCACCTACGCCAACTCCCTCCTGTTTAGGTTTCCGTCGTCTCGACCCAGTATTCGCCGATGTACGCAATTTCGGTTTCACCCTCTCCGGCGGTCAAGGAGAAATTTCCCTTGCTGGTGGCATTCTTCATCGTGTACACCTTGCCGCCGCCGGACGTGCGGAAGATAACGGTGCCGTCCCCCTCCACACGGGCGAGCTTGTCCAAGGAAACGTCGTCTCGGTCTGTGATGGTTACTTCCACCATCGCCGGGACAAACGTCTCCTTGAATCCATGCAGCGTGTTTCCTACCACTGCCTCCTTCTCGTAGTTTGGTTCCCCTGACTTGCCCAAGCCGGTCGCCCGCGCCCCGTCCTTGTTCAGGAGAATCTCCCCGTTGACCAATACCTCGACCCTTCCGGTGATTCTCGCCATGTCCTTAATTCCTCCTTACAGGATGAATTGCAGCAACCCAGCCAACACCCGGAACTGATTGATTAGGTCCGGGGGCAACAGCACGTTGACCCGATTCTGGTCCGTGGCATCTCGCTCCACGACCAGATTGGTCACAAATTCATCCAGGTTTTCAATCAGCCCCTTGTCCCGCAGATCGGTGAACAAGGAGATGATTTCCGAACGGATGGTCTTGGGTGTGGCTACGAACGACCCTGGCTGGACCGGAAACGTATCGTCGGCCAGTTTGAAGCGCGGGATGATAAAGCGACTAGCCATCCGCACCTTGAACTGATACCGGATCTCCAGCAGCGTGAACAACGTCTGGATGTCCAAAAAGGTCGGGTCGGCCGTCCCCAAAGCATTCGTCTGGTAGGTGGTGATGCACCGCTCCAACAGGACTTCCCCACCATCCCCAACGACAAACGAAGCGATGCCGTCGTAGAGCAACTGATCCCGCTCCGCTCTGGAGAAACGGTCGGCCGTCGGAGGGGGTAGCACGCCCTTCAATTGCAGGAAGTGCAGCGGACGGGCCGGGTCGTTGTTCAGGTACTGCGAGGCGACGGCTCCGAGACCGGCAGCCCAAATCTCCGGGTTAGTCGGAGAATTGTACGCCCCGATGATCGTGTTGTGGGGACTATTTCTGGAATTTCCGAGCGTCAGACACGAAGCCAAGGCGCCTCGGACCGCTCCGTAACCATGCCCCTGCAGGTCGGTCAGCGGCTCGAACCGAGTGGCCAGTTCGGTCTCCAAAGACGCCAGCAGGGAAGCGTCTGTGTACGGCTGCACGATGTGCTGGTACTGCTCGTTTTCGATCACCGCCCAAGCACCGCCTAGGGCTGGATTGCCCGACCCACCCGCCAAAGCAGACAGCACGTAGGTGATGCCCGGAGGGTCGCTTTGCCCATCGTAGTAGTTAGCCCGAACGTCGTAGTAGTTTCCGATCTCCCCGGACCCTACGGCCTTGAACAACACCGCGGTGGTCACGGTCGAGATGGACGCGATGACGCATAGGTTCGGGTTGGACGCCACAGCATCTACGACAGCGGAAGCCACGTCCGCGCCGGACCAGCCCGAGGTCACGTTCACGTAGGCCTTTTCGCCACCGACCATGAGGTACAGGATAGCGTCCGTGGTGGCCGATCCACCAAAGCTCATCACGCCGGACGCCCGTACTGTGCCTGTCTCGGATAAAGCCATGGCGTGTAGTGCCGTGTTTGGGTTGTTCTGCTTGAACGCCCGGCACATACGCGCCAGGATAGAACCCCGGCCGAAATAACCATCGGCCAAGGTCTCCGAGTTGATGGCATACACCTGTTCCTTGGTCGCGGTCCCTGCCGTTTCCTTTTGGGCCAGGATCAAAACTTTGTGTGGGTTTTGAGCCAGGCCCTTAAGTGCCCTGGAAGCGTCCGGTTCCACGTACACTCCAGGGGTTCGGATAGTCGTCGGAATGTTATTGAAGGTTACTGGCATTTCTCACTCCCTCCTTATCGTCGTAGCCCGCGTCGAAAAGAAGAACGCGGTTGTTCTTCCTCGGCAATGTCGGGCACTGCCGAAGGGGCTTCATTGACTTGCCCGCCGGAAGGATCGGCCGGAATCACGCTGCCATCCCGAAGGCGACGGAGCCAGAAAACCCCATCCTTGCCGTTCAGAAACACCACCGCCCCGCTTTCAGGCAACTTGGCCATTGTCCTAGGATATCGGACTAGGCATCCTGGGGCAGGTTTGACAAACATGGTATCTTCCATCATGTATCCTCCTTTTCATGGGATTCCAGCGTGCTGAAGCCCTTGTCGAAGCCCTCATCAAATCCATGAGGTAAACTGATGACCTCCTCCAGGTCCGGGTCCAGCAAGTCCGTAGGCAAAGATTCAGTGGGCGGCAGGGGCAAGACCCCATCCCCACCCAATTTATACTGCGCGAAGATGCTGTGTAACTGGGGTAGCGAGCCAGCATCCGGGTCGTATTCGGTTGCCAAGTGGGTCACCATCTCAAACTCGAATTGGTACCACAGCCAGGCGGGCGTGATGTCCACCAAGCTCCCGCCAGCATAGTAAATCAGCTCGTCTGCAGACGACAACGGATAACCAAGCAAGGCAGTAAATAACTCCGCCCGAATGTTGTGCAGTTCATTGAATGCCTGGAATCCTAGCTTGTCCTTCTTATCCGTGTCGTTTTTCAAAGCCACCATAACAACAAAACGTTCCGTCAAACGCTGATTGACACCCGAGTGATATTGATTGGGTGGTGTGGTCTCACCAACCATGACGACAAAGGCGGCCTCCTGAAGAAGCGTACCTTCGTCCATCGCCAGGGCAAGCTCCGCCGTACCAAAGACCCTATTGGCAAAGCGAGTACCTGCCGCCCGAATCTGGAGAACCACAGCGCCTAAGTTCACGGTCCAGCCATCCTTCCTGCTATGTTCCGCAGCGACTGAATGAGCCTGCGTTTCAAGCGAGGCTCGTGCTTGTTATATGCCGGACCCAACCACGGCCTTGGCTTCATGTGCTTGGTCCCGCTTTCCAAAAACGCGGGATAAGACCAATTGAGTCTCTTGCCATGCTTAGCCTGGAAATGACCTCCGATGCGGCTGCCCACCTCGATTTCTCCAATGCGGGCGTCTACGTCGATAGACCGCACCAAATCCCCTGAATCCACCCGAGGGGGTTTATATGGGGATGAGGCTCGGTGGTATACCCGTTTTCCCCCACGAGTACTCCGACGATAGTACCGTTTCCCTGTGGCCGGGCTGTTCCGCATAGACGTGATGATCGTATTCCGCATCCCGATGGCCTCTTCGTTAAGGATCTGCAAACTCCGCTCTAGACCTCGCCCCCGCAGAATACGCCTGAGCCGACCGGACAATTGCCCGTAGGTTATACGCCTATTGGCGAAGTCCACCAGCTCCATCTTAATTCTCATAACAGCCCGTCCAACCCATCCTGGACCTCAATCTCCCGGACCAGGACTTCCAAATATTTGCCCCGCTCGCCTACGTCCAGCACAGCCAACACTCGGAAGGACCGTCCTTCCCACTGGGACGTCTCCAAATACAAAAAAGACCGAGCAGGCAACTTGCGCCAATTCAATTCATGTTCCGGGCTGTTCCGTACCGTGATAGTGTGGGTTGGCGTGTCGCCTACTTGTACTTCCCGTTCGTATACCCGCATTCGTTGAAAT